CCGCAGCGAAGGCGGCGTGGTCGCCGCCGAGCCAGCGGCGCATTGCGGGATAGTCCCGCTTAAGCGCCTGGCTCTTAGCCACATACTGCATACCAAACGGCGCAGCCGGCAGGCCGTTGATCACGGTCAGTGTCGAGGACGATCCGGCCGAAGTGGAGAACTGAACAGAACCCAACGACGGAAGCGCCGCCAGGTTAGCCAGAATGCCAGTTTTGCGGTTGTTCAGGACAAAAACATCATAGTAGTAGCGTTCGTAATAAAGCCACTTGCCCTTGCTCTGCGCTGTCGGGGCGCTCATCATCGACACATCATAGACAACCGGCGCAGCGATGGCCAGCGGGTCGTACATAACCATATTGACCTGACTCGCACCAGACGCAGCGACCCAGCCCTGCGTGAAGTCATAGGTGCTCATCATGATGTCACTCGGAACCTCAGCGATCAGAACACCATCCAGCTTGCCAACATTGCGGTCAATATTCCGGATCCCCGTGTCCGCTTCAACAAAACGAGTGATACCGGCGGCCTCTTTCAGCAGCTTGTAGGTACTCGGTGTCATTTTTACGCGGATTCGATCTCGCGGTACGCGATTGTCAACCATGTAGGCCAGATAGGTATCCCAAGTTTCTAAAATGTTATCTTTGGTCATAGAAGTATTGTCCACCGTACCAAAGCTGGAGGCTGCTTCGTAGAGTTGAGCAACCGCATAAACATCCTGTTCAGGCATTTTTTGAAACTGATTGAAGGTCTGCGTAATGTTCGCAATCGTAACGATCGCATCCTCTCTCATATCCATCGGATCCACCAAAGTGTCCCATTCGCGATCCATCCGCATCTTCAGGATCTGCTGATCTGTGTTGAAATTGCGGGTAAATTTGCCGTCAAGATTGTCACGATCAACGGAACGTGCGCCAGACACGGTCATTCCCTGCACCGCAATGGCCTTGCCCCCCAGCGGCTTGTAGGTTGCACTATTCGGGGATCCGTACAGATCCGAAAAATAAGACCAATACGGATACGCATTGGCCATGGCTTTGCTATATTCTGTAGTGTAATTCAAAGTCTGTTGATTAAATTCAGGCATTTCTTAGTCTCCTTTCTTGCCAAAGCCCCAGACGCTCTCGAAGGTGTTCTTCTGCGTGCCCTTCGGCATGCCGCCTGCGACGTCTGCGCCGAACCTCGGCGCGACTTTTCCCGGATCTTCCTCCGGGACGAAGTACTCTTCGTAGTCCTTAGCAATCTTCGCCATCTGTTCTTTAACGGGTTCCGCTTTTTCATCGCGATTAATCAGCTTGTAAACAGCTTCGCGGAACTTCGGCTTGACGCCGGCATAGTCTTCGGAACCCAGCGCGCGCAGCATGTCGCGTTCGCCGACTACCTTCAGGTACTCTTCATTAGTTGACAGATCAACGTCTGGCTTGTGGTCCTTCAGTGCCTTGTCCACCTCATCCTGCAGTGATGAACGTGGGATATAGTCAGCCGCCAGTGCCCGGCCAGATTCTGTCATGATGTAGTCGATCTGATCGGCAGTCAGTCCCTTGCCTTCCAGATCCTTTCGTTTAAAAAGTGCCATTTATTTTTTCCGTCCTTTCTTTACCGCCCCCAGACGTGGGGCGACGCGGGTCTTTACCGTCCATCCGCTGGACGCGCTGCCGCTTAACCCTGCGGCGGGAGATGCGGATCACCTCCTAATCGTCATCATCATTCCTTTCGTCACCAATGCCCAGCGCTCCGGCCAGCTTGTAGTCGGCCTCCTTATTCAGCCAGTATTCGCACTCCTGCAGTTTATTAGCCACGCTTGCCGGGACGATGCCCTCTGCGGCCTGCATCAGCCCCGCAGTGCTGCGGAAGGCTTCGCGGGTAATGGAATAGGTTTCTTTTCTTTCTCGCTTCACGGCAGGAAAAACATCGCGCTGAAACAGCAGTACAGCGTCCGCGATGGTTGGTTCAGTAAACCCCAGCGCGATCCCAGCCTCGATCAGGTCGTCGGTGAGCTCAGCCAGCTTCTCCTGTACATCATCCAGGTACCCGTGAACCTCGAACCATCCCTCACCGCTTACGCCGTGATGAAGAACGGCCAGATTGCACTGCAGGACCTTCAGGAAGGCCAGCATCCGTTGAAACTCGTTCACCTTCTTTTCTTCCTCCTTTCTCCCGTCTTACCTGGAGATTCGTGTACTCTTCAGGCGTAAAAAAAAGGCCGCACTTTTCACAGCGCACGCCTTCGTGGGTTCCTATAAATTCATGTTGACAGCTCAAAATTAGTCCTCCTTTCATGCACAAAAAAGCCGCCTATTGCAGGTGGCTTACTCTTTAATTTAAATTTTCAATCAATACCACATGACCACACGCTCTGTACGTTTATCTCCAGCTTTTGCCATACGTACCAACTCGCGCCGTGCATGACTTGCAGACATCCCATACTCATAGCCTGGCGCTCTATCAATGTGTTTCACTTCTTCGGTTAAAAGATCAATAACCAAAAAACCAGGATCGGTCGAATCCTCCGGGTAATAATAAGCGGACGCTTCACTTTCGCTTATCTTTATTTGCTTTAAGGTTACCATAGTACGCATCCGCCTCCTTTTCATAACTATATTTACGGCTTGTCACGATATGAGCCTCTCGTTGACTCATCCCCTGATCCATCAATTCTTTTTCCATGATTTCATGCTTGATCAAGGTCAAATCATGTGGCTCTGGTTTACCTTCCGTCAGTCGTTGCCACGACTGCGCTATCGCACAGTCAGGTGCGAACCTTTCAGCTTTTTCGCCACCCAGATCATGCTCGTCAAAAAACAAATACTGCTTTATTGCCCGTATCTGTTTCTGCGTGTTCCCAGTGGTTTTTGCAACCTTAGCCACATCCGTTTTCATACTTCTCACAAGCCCATAATAACGCTCCGCATGTTGCTGTGCTTCTTTACTGTCGATATCAACTATTCGCGCTCCGCTAATTGCCTTCAGAGCATCATCACTCTGCTTTTTTATGCGAGCTGCCTGTGCTATCACATCTTTAGTATAGCCTTCCACCTGCGTCCTATCAAGTCTCTTTTTGCGCCCAGCAGCTTTGGCGAACTGATTATAGACTGCCTGTGCTTCTCTTACTTTCTTACTCTGCGCCGCAAACTCATCATCTAGTCCCGCCGCCTTGTAAGCCAGAGCCTTCCGCTTGGCTTCTCGGACGTCTCTTTCGAGCGCTCTCATTTTCTGCAGCTCAGCGTACTCCTTGTTGTTGGCTTCTTTGTCTTGAATCTGTTTATCCTGTGGAATGCTCACACCTGGAATGACCGGCAGGGGGCTATGGCCACAATTGATTCC